AGTGCATGCGATGAAAGCGACTTGGAAGGTCTCCCTGCTGTTCGAGCGACGGATCGAGAGTGACGGCCGGCTGGTCAACATGCCGTTCGTGAAGCTGCAACCCGTGAAGGGCGACGGTGACATGTTTTTCTCCGTCCCCGGGGGCACCGTCGAGTTCGTGCCCGAGAAGATCGACGTGCGCGAGGCGGCGAACGGCACCATCGTCCAGCACAAGGTCATTTCGGCAAACACGCTCATCTCGAAGGTGACCAGCCCGGACGGCGAGGAGTGGCTACAGGGCGCCGAGGTCTCGCTCTCCTTGGCCCCCAGCAGGGGCTAATCAGTGGCGATCGCCGTCGCGCAGGAGACTTGCGATCCAGCGACCGGCGGGATGTCCGGGTCGGGGACGACGTTCACGTCCTCGTCCATAACCGTGGCGGCGGGTTCCATTCTCGTCGCCGTTGCCTGTGGCGTGAACGCGGCGGCTGCGACGGTGACGTTTTCTGACTCGGTGAACGGGTCGACGGGATGGACGACACTTAAGAACGTCGCCAACAACCCGCTCGTGCTCTCCATGGGCTACCGCGAGAACATGGCGTCAGGTACGGTCACAGTGACCGCGACCTACAACACGACTGTCTCCCAGCGCGGTATCAAGCTCCTGGAGATCACCGGCGCCAAGACGTCGAGCTCTCTCGATGGAACCCCGGCCGGACAGTTTCAGACTGGAATCGGGACGACCGCAGACGCCGTCACGTCAGGTAATCTGACCACGGCCAATTCTCCGGCGTTGCTGGTTGGCGCGTGTATGAACTACGGAAACAACCGGAACCCCAGTACTGGCACGGGGTTCACGAGCACTCGCGTCGACTGGAGCACAGACGTCGCCGGGTGCCGCATCGAGTACAAGGCAGTAAACGCCGGCACGCAGGCGGCCACGTATACGAACCCTGGCGTCGGCAATGACAACTGGCTTACCATCGCGTCGGCGTTCGACGAGGCGCCTGCTGGCACGTCACCGCCGCCGCCTTCGAGTCCATATCCGACGCGACAGATTCCGGTGGCGAAACAGCGCCTCACGGAATTCGCGATCGCGACCGCATCAGGCGTCTTCACCGGTACCGGATTCGCACCGCCTGAACGCGCGGTGGTGGCGGCCAGGCGCGTGCGGGCGCCGCTCACTGACATCGCTCCGCCGCTGATCGTAGTCGCGCCGTCTCCGCCGGCCCCAGAGGTCCTACGCGCGCTGCCGCCGAGGTTGCGGCCGCCAGCGGCTCAGGCGGTGCAGATGGCGCCGTTCCCCGGGCCCGTGCCGGTCGTCGGACTGCGCCTGTGGCTGCGGAGCGATCTTGGGGTGACGCTGTCTGGGCCGAACGTCATTGCCTGGGCAGATCAGAGTGGCAACGGCAACCACACGGTGAACAGCGGGACGGTTCCGTTCGTCCCCGTGTCCGTCAACGGCCACCCGGGAGTTACAACGAGTGGCGCGGCCGGCATGGCCGGGACCACCGATCCTCTGATTGCCGGCTCGCCGCGATCCATATTCGTTGTTTCTAAGTCTGCGACGTCTGCTGGAGGCATGGCGCTGGCGTTGCGGACGACCACGATCGGGAACCTCTATGCGCTCACCGGCACGGGGAGCGGCTACGGCGCCGGTGTGGTCTATTACAACACCGACGCCACTGGGCCAATGACCGTCTCGAGTCCTGGCGACCTGACGGGGCGCACCTGCATCAGCGAATGGACCGTCACGGGCGGTGGTGGCGCGGCCCCGACGTACAGGCTCAACAACGTCACCCCTGGCGTACTCGGAGCTGGAAGCGAAAAGACGGAGACCGGCGCCAGTGGTTTCGGCGTCGGTGTCACCGGGATCGGCCCGTTCAACACCCTCGGCTCTGTCGGTGACATCTGCGAAGTGCTCGTCTATGACTCGGTGCTTTCGCTCGGAGACGAGACCGCCGTCTATGCGTACCTGGCGGCCCGGTATTTTCCAGCGGCACAGCCGCAACTCGACGCGCCGGTGCGACAGATGCGTCCGCTCCGTTTCGTTACCACGCTCGATCCACTACCTCCGGTGGCAGCCGCCGCACCTGCCCCTCCCGCCCCCGAGATGCCTCGCGCGTTGCCGCGGCATGGAGCGTCCGCGCTGGCGCAGCAGTCAACGCAATCACTCCCTCCCGCTACACGTTCGGCTCCTGTCGACAATCAGCCGGTGCGTCGACTCATTAGGTCATTGGTGAATGTCGTCCGTGAGGCAATCGGCCTCGCTCCGTTGCTCCCGCCGCCGCCGGCTGAATTGAAGTTAAAACCGCCCCTCTGGGCAGTGTTCGACGAAGTATCATTGACCGTGGAACCAGACGCGGTCGCCCTCTCGGCAACGGCAGACGAGGTCACTTTGAGCGTCGAGGCAGACACATGAAAAGTCGCAAGCGAACCGACACCTACCCCATCACGGCAACGCTGAAATCGAACGGAGCCGCAGTCAATCTCACCGGCTACACCGTGACAATCACCATCACCAATGTGGCGACAGGAATTGCGAAGGTGTCGAACGCAGCAGTTACGATCACCGACGCCGTGAACGGCCGCGTGTCGTACACGCCGATCGCGGGCGACGTCGACACGGTTGCAAGTTACGACGTCGAATGGAAAGCGGTCAGCGGCGGCGGTACGCCGTACCACTTTCCGTCAAAGGACTATGACACGCTGGACATCCAGCAAAACCTGGGATGAACCAATGAACGAGCGCAAGCGAATCTTAGGCGTGATCGGTGCCGGGCTATCGTCGGCTGGTCTAACGTTGCAGGGCATCGGCATTGCCGCAGCTCACTACCAGATGACGATCCAAATCGTAGCGGTGTTCCTCGGGTTCGCAGGCATGGTGACCCAGGGAATTTCCAAGCCGCTCACGATGGACACGAAGGAGAAATGACGTGGCAAGGCGGGTCTATCACGTCGTCGACGGTGCCGGTGACATCCCGGACCTGAGGCGCGGCTTCGGACGGCCCCTCTCGACACGGGTCAAGCTGCTCGCCACCACCGTAGGGGCGCTCACGTCCATCGGCGGGTACGCGATCGGCATGGGCAGGTGGACCGTCGCCAAAATCGACGAGCAGGTAACAACCATCGTGCGCCGCGAGAACGCGCCCATCGTTTCCAGCATCCAGGCATCAGACCGCCAGCGCAACGAGCAGTTCGCGAAGATGACGGCTGACATGTCCGATCTCAAGGCGGCGATGGCGAAGCTGTCGACCGAGAAACGCAGGCGATGAACTATCACGTCGAAAGGCAGGCCCGTGGATCATGAGAACTACCCCATCGATCGGACTCCAAGCCTGTGGGACAGAGTTTGGCGTGGCCGCAGCAGTTCCCTCCGAAGAAATCTCGACAACTGCGCCCTCGAAGCGTCACGCTGTGCGACTCTTATCCGAGAGGCTGCGAGAGAGGCGGATACGGTTTCAGGCCCTCGTCGATCAGCTGCATTGCATGCAATCCGAGACGAAATCCTCAACCTAGCCGACGACATGCGCGGCCCCGTTTGCGACTTCATCCTGGCTGAGGCTGGCGGCAGGCCAGAGCGGGTGAACGTCGCGGTGCGAGGTTGGCGGACTCTGCGGCGCGACTTCCTGCGGTGGCTGCATGGTTAACGACACCGACAAGGAGTACGTGCTTGAGTACGACGACGTGCACGAGCTGCCTCTCGGCGATGAAGAGACGCCGACGAAGCTGGATGAGCCTGGCGCGTGCTGGCGGTGCTTGGCCATCATGCCGGTGCAAATCGTGGCGCCGTACCCTGGCAGCTCACACGAGGCGCTGCGGTTTCACACGTGCATCGCCAGCGCGGGCGGCGGGTGGGCCTGGTGTGCGGTGCACATGGCCCTGCGCCTCGGCCAGTTCGAGATCTACCTGGGACCAAACAGGCGCGCGGCAATTCTGCCGCCGCCACACGGCGAGCGGAGGCGGTTTCCTCCGAGGAAAGACGGAGACGACAGATGAGATCCAGGTTCTTCACGGTCGACGAGTTCCGCTGCCATAGCGGCGATCCTTACCCCGCCGCCTGGGTCGATGACCGATTGCAGGCTCTCTGCACCGCCCTCGATGCCATCCGCGACGCCTGGGACGGGCCAATCGCCGTCGTTTGCGGCTACCGTACCGCCGCCTACAACGAGGCCCTAGCGAAGGCCAGCGCGGCCCGAAATGGCGGCGTGAGCGGCGTGGCACAGAACAGCCAGCACATCCAGGGGCGCGCGGCGGACGTTCGCCCTGCTGCCTCGCCGACTGTCGAGCGGGTGGCCTCCTTGCACCGGCTTACGAAAGAGCTGCACGACCGCGGCATCATTCGCATCGGCGGCCTTGGGCTGTATCCAGGCTGGATCCATGTCGATGTTCGAGCCGGTGACCGTCTCGCCATGTGGGGCGGCAACGGCATGGGTGACGCGCAGTGAAGGCGCTGATCGTCCTCCTGGCCATGGTCGGCTGCCGCCAGCAAGTCAACTGGCTGCCCGATCCGGCGTGGTCCTCGGTGCCGGTTACCGTGCGGTGGGACGGCATTGACCCGGTGTTCGACGGCAGCCTGCATTACGCGGTCGACGCCTGGAATCACGCAGCCGGGTGCGACGTGTTGCGAGAGGCGGCCGATGCGCGGGTGACAGTGTCGACCTACGACGGGACGGCATGCGGCGCACCAGCTCAGCTCGAACGAGCCCTTGGGGCGACGGCTGGCACGTGGCGGTGCTCGGTGAACTCGGCCGAGGTTCGCTTTCAAGTGATGAGCGACATCCGCAGCGTCTACGTCATCGCGGCGCACGAGTTCGGCCACGTCCTGGGGCTGGCTCACGACCGCAGCGCAATCATGCAGGATGCGCCGACGCTGTACGACCCGGCGGCGGGACACAACCTGGCCACGCTCCCGTGGCCTTCCGACGCGGACGGTGCGGCCGTTGGCAAGAGGTACTGCCGATGAGCGATGCCATCGTCCAGGAGAAGCACGCGCCAGGCATTGGAATGCCGGCGTCCCTCTACCTGCATGACTTTGGGCAGGCGATTCTCGAGGCATTCGGCGAGATTCCGTACCACGTCGGGTCGTCAATGCCTGGCAGCGGACGTCCGTCCTGGCGCGACGTCGATGTGCGTCTGATCCTGCCTGACGCGCGGTACGAGTCCGACGGATACGGCGATCCGGAGCGCCCACACGACAGCGCTAAGTGGGTCGCAATGGTGAAGGCATTCTCGCTACTCGGACGGCACATGACCGGGCTGCCGATCGATTTCCAAATCCAGCAGATGACCCAGGCGAACAAGGAATACGGCAGCGACCAGCCAGGACATGCGCGCTCTGCGCTCTTCAGCCTCGCCAGGTCTCGCGCGAACCACCAGATGTTAGAGCGTGGCGTGGCGGTCGGAAAAGAGGAGGTGACCGCATGAGCCCACGCTGGCTAGCCCTCGTCCCCGTCGCGGCGCTACTTGGACTGCTGTGGGGGCGGCATCACGGTCCCGAACGTACCAGGGACGTCGTCAAGACCGATGTGGTCTACAAGGATCGCATCGTCGAGAAGGTCGTCCACGACGTGGCCGTACAGCGAGATACCGACGAGAAAGTCCATACCGTAGTAGTGACTAAGTGGCTGAAAGAGCCTACCGGGGCGGTGTCCGTGGTGCAGGAGTCGCGCCAGGAACGCGACACGGCAACCGAGACGAAGCGCCAGGATCACGCGCAGGGCACGCAGGAGCGACAGAGCGAGGCGCACCAGGCGACCGTCGAGACGCACACGACTGAGTCGCGGCCGAACTGGTCCGTGTCGCTCCTGGCCGGCGTGCAGGACGGCGGAAAGCGGCTGGTCGACGCGCTACCTGCGCCGGCTGTCGTAGGCGTATCCGCCGAGCACCGCCTCATTGGCCCGCTCTCCGCCGGCATCTGGGGAACTACCAGTCGCACGGCTGGCATCTCGGTGCGCCTGGATTTCTGACAGCGGTAACCTGAGCGGGTCCGGACGAGGCGGCGGTTCCAGTGCTGGCGCATCGACTCGCTTGTACCGCGGCCCGCAGAGCGTCTCGGCGGCGCGCGCAAACATGCGTCCGACGCGCGTAACCTGGCCGTTTCCACCCTGCGCGTGGAAGTGGAAGTTGCCGGTGCCACCGCCACCAGCGCCTAGGACCATCTCTCGATGGTCGGACGGGAACGCCAGCCCGCACTTGAGGCAGACCCATACGTCCGTAGTCGGGCCAACGTCTCCTGGTCCTCGGCGCTTGCCCTTCCCCTTGCCGTGAAGTCCCATTCGATCCTCCTATCCTAGCGCCCCGACCGCCCTGAGCGCATCTTCCTCTGTCTCGCATCGCACCCAGTGGTCCGGGTAGAAGTCGCGCATTTTCGCCTCGTTGTCGGTGATTTTCGTCTCGCTGCGGTGGCTGATCTTCTTGTGCGACTTCGCTTCGATGAAGATTGGCGCCCCGGTGCGGATGTGCCGAGCGATGAAGTCGCAGCCTAGCTTGCCCATCTCGTGCACGTCGTCGACGCGCGTGACCGACCTCAGCGCCGCGCCGATGGCCTTGTGTGTCGTGTCGGTCTTCCGCGCGAGGTACCTCATTTCGGGGCTGGTCTTCCGTCGCGGATGGCGTCTACGAGTTCCCCCTGCTTTCCATTTCCCAGCAGCCACCACTCGGCAATCCCAGCGCACCGTTCACGCTCGGAAGAAAGTTGCGCTTCGAGCGTCATCACCTCGCCGATGAAGCAGTTCAGCAGGCGTCGCATTTCGGCATTCGCGCGCTCGAACACAGCGGAATCTCTCGCCGCCTGCATCCTTGCGCTCAGCGGCTCGGCGGGTGCGCCCTTGGCCGGCGCGGGCGGCTCGTCCGGGTCCGGCAAGTCCGGCATCGCGCCAATAATCTTCGACCACGGCGCAGGTTGCTCGGCGGGCGGCTCGACCTTGACGATCGCGCCCATCTCGACGGCGTGGGCGGTGCAGGCTCCGGCTATCGGCAAGCCGTCAGTAGATTCCTCAACGAAGTCAGCCACCTCCCCAGATGGAGCGTCGCAGTAAACGGGGCAGTCACTGTCGTACTTGCGGCGACCCGCGACCCACCCCGGCGCCAACTTGTACCCCGGCGGGATAGGTCCTGCGGGCTTGCAGTCACAGTTGCGGCTCGTCCCGACTCGCGTGGCGCATGCCTCGTCGTGCTTCTCGACCTGCCACGGCGACGGCATCAGCTCGTCCAGTGACTTGTCTTGCGCCAGGTAGTCGCGCAGGGCCGCGTGCGGCTCCGTCGCTCGGGCCTGAATAGGCACGGCAGCGGGAGTCCCTGTCGCTTGACGGAACGCCATTGCCGGATGAGCCGGCTGGATCGCCGCCTCCAGCTTCGCGATTCGGTCGGCCAGGCGTCTCTCCAGCGCGGCGAGGCAACTGTGATATGCGGGCCAGTGTGGGTCGTTCGGCTCACGGCAAGTCGTGCAGCTCATGGTTTTCTCCCCGAACGGATGGAAACGAGCGCGTCGAATGCCTTCCCGAGCGCGTCGAGGACCGGACCCGCTCGATCCTCTGACCTGTCGTTCAGGTAAGCGGATTTCGCTGTTCCCACGAGGTCCTGAATACGACCGAGGCAGTCAACAAGACGCGAGCCGGCGTGCTCTCCACCGCACCGCTCGCACGGCCTTCGCGACCGCTCTAGCGCACGAAGGAACGACTTGCTTGCCGCCCTCATGTCTCCGCCTCCCCTCCGAGCGCCAAGGCGCGCCGGGCGATTGCCGCGATGTCGATCAGTTCATGCGCCGACTTCAGCTCGCCGGCATTCACACTTCCGCTGGCAGCGCGCCCGCAAATCTCCTCCAGCGCCGCCTTGTACCTCGTCGCCTCCTCGCACGAGCAGCGCTCGACGGGGCGGGGCTGCGATGTCGTCATGCCGTGGCCCATGCCTCCGCACATAGACTCACCGAACGTGTCGAACGCCGGCTCGACGGGGCGCGGGGCCGGGTTCAGCGGAGCGCACGCCTTGGCGCATTCCCGCGTGCACCACGTCTCTTCGCACCAGCTTCGGAAGTCCGGCCCCGTGCCAGTCCCGCACCACGGCTTGCACGTCCGCCCCGCCTCGGGCTTGTCGGCGGTCATTCGTCCCTCCCGTCTCGCAGTCGTTCGCGTCGGTCCAACTCGTCACCCCTGTGTAGACTGTCCGCGCACTCCTCGCAGACGTCGACGTAGAACCCAGGCGAGTCCATTTTCCTTGTCTTGCGCCGCTCGACGGACGGGCCCTCGCAGTACCAGCAAGGACAAGGCTCGGGCTTATCGGTGGTCAGCCTGTCGTATTCCTTCAGCGCCACGTCGATCCTCCTCGTCTCGTCGGCCAACTTGCGGTCACCGCGGCACTCGTCGAAGCAGTAGCCGCGACCAGACGTGTTCCCGCACCAGGAGAATCCGTTGACGCAGTTCACAGCTGGCCTCGTAGCTTCTCCTGCATTTCCTCGCACAGTTCGTCCACGCGCCTGGCGTCGATGACGGAGCCAGAGTCGCACGACTTCATTGGGCTGGCCGCCATCCTGCGCAGCGTCCCAAGCAATTCCAGGCACTCGGCGCGCTCCGCTCGCAGCAGCTCGATTTCGGCCCGCATTCTTTCCAGTTCGCCGAAGTCGCAGTCACACTCATGATCGACGGCGAGGCGGCATCGTCGCGACGGGTCCTCGCCGTCCAGCTTCTCACACCGCTTGATGTGCCAAGTCTTCCGCAGCCGCTCGTTTTCATCGGCGAGCGCGACGATGACGCGGTCATCAAGCACACTGCATCCTTCGACGAAACGGCGAGCAGCAGATACTGCCGCCGCAATCTCCTCCTTGCTCGGCGCGCTCATGGCTGGCTTCCGCTTTCGATGCACGAGCAAGCGCCTGTCGCAGCCATCCGCCGAATGCACCCGATCGAGTGCTGACCGCCGGAATAGCAGCACTCCTCGCATTGCGGGCCGTACGGATCAAATTTCTCGATCCCGGGGTATACGCCGCCGCACTCTCCGCTTTCGTATTCCTGCTGTTCGAGAATCGCGGCCTCGAAATCGACGGGGCGGTACATCTCACTTCCCTCCCATCAGCCAGACGACCAGGCCAAGCGGCCCGGCCAGCAGTCCCCACGCGCCGCACACGATGACGGCGAGCTCCAGCGGGCGGATTGGGGTGATCTTCATGTCACGCTCCAGAGGGCTCGTTGTCGCACGTCGACGGGTACCGCCGCGCTGCCCGCTCGCACAGTTCGTCCGTGAGCGTGCGCCGCTTCTCCAGACGCAGGCCGGTCGCGACGCCGGTGTTCGTTCTCTCGGCGGTCAGGTCGTTCATGCGCATCTTGGTAAAGCTGTACGTCCCCACCGCCCGCACCTTCTCCTTCGGCCGCTCCGTGCAGTAGCAGACCGGATCGCCCGACAGGTCGCGCAGGTTCATGCGAGCACAGGGACACGAATAGGTGGCAGCGGCTGGCATCTCCGGCGGCCTGCGCCCGGGCGCAGTTCCTTCCGATGCTGCCGCTGCCGAATCTTGCTTCGCGATGAGTCGCTCGACGCCCTTCGTATACGAGTCTTCGACGGCGTAAACGCCCATCGACTCGGCGCAGGCGGGACATGCGGTGCGGGCTCCATTCGCGAATGCCCACGGCGCTGCGTCGCACCTTGTGCACCGCGAAATCGGCTCCCAGTCATGCGGCCACTTCCGCCACCCAGGCGCCAACCGCCGTTCCGGCTTCCGCTCCGGTAGCTTCGCGGCGTCAGACGGGGCGGCCTGGTCGACGAGGGTGCGGTTGCTACGAAACCATTCCTCCGTGTCCGCGTCGTCGCCGTCGCCGTCCCATACGATCGGATACGGGTCGCCTGGCACCACCTTGGCGACCGTTCGGATCTGCGTGCCTGTCGAGAACCGCATCCCCGGCACAATCTTCACGCTCTTGTCGATCATGGTCCGTCCTTTCCCTTGACGCGGCCTAGATGGCCGGCGATACCGTTTCCTCGTGAGCGACCCGAAGCAGCCCGAGACGATGACCCCGAACCAGCTCCGCGCCCTTGCCGACAGGTTCGAGCGAGAAGCCGCCGCGCTGACTGCACGTGCGAGGCAGCTCCGAGGCGCGGCCGACACGATCGAGGCGATTCGGGCGATGCCGGTTGAGGCAGCAACGAATCCGTTGATTGCACGCAACGAATATGGCACGATAGATTCCATGTCGTCCACTGAAATCGTTGCGCCGGTGAAAAAGCGCCGTGGTCCGCCGTCCGAGGGGCCGATGACCGACCTCGCCCGCGAGCTTGGGTTCGCCTCGATGGCCGAACTCGCCACGGCTCTCAAGGAAAAGGACTCGAACGTGCGTGCCTGGAACCATCGCGGCGTCCCGGACGCGGCGAAGTCGAAGATCGAGCGGCTCAGGGCCAAGCGGGCGAAGCGAGCCTAGCGCGTCGCGTCTCCAAATCGTTGCAGGTGACGATTTGCATGGACGGCACGCAACGATTAATTTAGATTCGTTGCATGACGATGAACCACGAAGCGGTCGAGTCGGTCTGCGGTTCCGCCACCTGCTGCCCCGGCGACCGCTGCGCGCCGTGCCGCTTGGCCATCGGCGATTCCTGTGAGGCGTGCGGCGCCCACGGCGAGGTCCTCGGCGGGATGTTCGAAGAGGTCGTCCTCTGTGCTGGCTGCAAGGCCGCGGAAGAAGGAGGCATCTGATGGCACGGTCGTCCTGGTCGGTGAACGCCTCGGTCGCCGCGACGAAGGCGAAGCACCCGGAGCGGTTCTGCCCCGTCGATCGGTGCCTTTGGCACACCGGCGGCGGCCGATGCCCGCGGCACCCGGACGCCTCGCTTCCCGACACGCGGCCGCGCGCCACGTATCTCTACCCGAACAGCGACGTGACCATCGAAATGGTCTTCCCGCACGGAACGGAGCCGCCACAGATCACCACGCACCGGTTGTTCAACAGGAAGGTCATCACGGTCACGCGGGTCGGCGGCGCCCAGGGGGTGTTCTGATGACCGTCGAGCGCGAGTTCGTCGATGGGAACGGCAACCGTTTTCGCGCTGTGATGACCATCAGGGAGGCGGCGATCGAGAAGGCGATTCTCGTGCTCGCACGGAAAGCCCGTTCAGGCCCTCGACAGATGGCGACGGCTGCTTGCGGGCTCGTTGAGGTCATCGTGCATCCGGTGAAGCCATGACCCGCGCGGTGCCAGTGGTCGTCGAACGCAGCCCAGGCGGCGGTCGTGGCTGGTGGATGCAGTTCGGCGACGCACGTCACTTCGCGATGCCATGTACCGAGTTCCGCGCGCTCGAATGGGTACGTGCGCGGCTCGAGGCGAGCGGTGCGGAGCGGCCTGAGCGCGGCCGGGTGCTGCGGCTGCTGATCCGCGAGTTGGACAGGAAGGCGAAGGCCGAGGTCACCGCCGAGGTGCGCGCGTGACGACCTGGCAGCGGACGAGCGTTTGGTTCGGATCCCGACGTGTGAAGGCAATTCGGTGGAAGGAGAGGGCCATGGAGACCGAGGAGAAGTGTTCGACGTGCGACGGGACCAGGGCGGTTGCCGTCGAGGTGAACGGCGTGAAAGGGATCGACTCGTGCCCCGCGTGCAAGGGGACGGGGAAGCGCGTTCGGCCGGCGAACGACACCAAGCCGAAGCGCCCGGCCATGCCGCGCCTTGCGCCGCTGGTTGCCTCGCCATCGGAGAGCCTGTCGGCGTGCATCGCTGCATGCGTGGCGAGTTCGTACGGCGAAGTTCGGCCGCGACAGGTCGACCCGGACGAGGTGACGGTGGTGGCTCGGCTGGGAGGTGCGCGGTGACCGCCTTCGCCGACCTTCCCGCCTCGGCCTTCCGCGCCAGCCAGGACCCGCCGGACGTCACGCTGATCAAGTCGACACGGCCCGCGACGTGCGCCGTGTGCCGCCAGGACGTGACCGCCTCGATCGTGCTGCCGGACCAACGGTCGGTATGCGAGTTCTGCTGCGGCATCGCGCTGCGGGCAATGATCGACGACGCGGCGGTGTGCCGATGACAATGACACCTACTGCGCTCCAAAAACTGCGCGTGTTCGTGCCTCAGCTGGTGATGTACTCGCTGACCGCGGCGGCCGTGACGATTGGGTCGCTGAACGGCGCGAGCAACGTGATTGTCGCAGCCTCCGTGGTTGCCGGCATCCCAGTTGGGATTCTTACCCTCGTCACGACGTTGGCAAAGGCCATCTCAATTGCCGAAGGCGACTGGTCAGAATTCATCCCAGAACGAAGTCGTGCGTGCAAGGGATGCGCTCGGCTATCGCGCGAGAACCGCGAGCTAACCGAGGCCCTGGCAACGCTGCGGCTACCTGAGGAACGACCATGAAAGCTTACGTACGCCTCATCGGCTCGTGGCTCGGCGTCGACAACCGGACCGCGCTTCTACTGCTAACCGCCGAGGAGGTCGAGTGCCTGGCGGTTGAGGCGCTGTGCCTAAGGGCGGTGTGGTCGTGAAGTGGCTGACCGTTCTTGCGCTGCATGCCTGCGCGCTCGCCGGCTGCTACGAGAGCCTGCCAGGCGAGGTCTACGAACTCCCGGGCCAGGCCGAGGCAACGCGGTCCATCTGGGTCGATTCGTACGGAATGGGCGAGACGCCGCCGCCGACCGTGCGTTGGGTGACAGGCGACGAGTTGGATCCGACCTGCCCGATGTTCCTCGACGACTGGATCGGCTTCAGGACGTCGCGTGGCTGTCTCGACGGCGACACCAACCCCGACGAGGGCATCGCTGTTGCCTGGCAACCAGGCCGCGCTCTGTCGTGGACGTCCCTAGCGCACGAGCTGTACCACTGGCGCCAACTCAAGCGCGGCGAGGACTGGCACGCCCACCCACCGGAGGCCTACGGGCGCGGCGGGGTGATGGATCAGGCGAACGAAGCCGTGCGCGCGGGAGAACAGCAATGACGGACGCGAGCACGGTGCGCTCTCAGTTGCTGGCGGTGCGCGAGATGCTTGAGATGGCCGCCCGTGGGACCCTCGCGATCCACATCGTCAAGGAATCCGGCTGCTGGACGGTTGAGCTTTGGCGCGACGGCGAGATCAGAGCCATCGACGGCGGCGTGCGGACCGTCGCCGAGGCGCTGGACCGCGCTGGCAGGTTCATCAGCATGGGGGCGGTGTAGCGGTGGCAATCACGATCATTCTGCCCGACGGGGCGACGTACGTACCGGAACGAAAGGACGAACCAATGACGAACGCTATGAACCTCGCGAATACTGTGGACCAACAGGCCAATCAGGCCGCCACGTCAGTCGCGCACACGGGCCAACAGGCGCGGACCGTCGCAGTGGTTGCCGCCGAGCTTCAGTACGCGATGGACTACGGGGCGCGCGTCCCTGCTCTTCGTGCGGAGCTCGATGCGCTGCTCGGTCGCAAGCCGCGCACGAAGAAGGTCGCGCCGTGAGCGATGACGCGAGCAAGAACGTGATGCGGCTGTCGCCCTCGACCGCCAAGATCCTCTTGCGCAAGTCGCCTCTCATTGCCTGGACACGCCATCGCATGGGCGGCGACGTCGAGACGGAGGACACCGATTCCATGTTGCGCGGGAAGATCCTTGACCGGATGCTTCTCGGAGTTGGTCCGGAGATTGTGGTCGTCGATGCGAAGGACTGGCGCACGAACGCGGCCAAGGAGACGCGTGACGCTGCCGAGGCCGCCGGGAAGCTCCCCGTGCTTGTCGGCAAGCTGGACGCGTACAACGAAATCGTGGAGGCGTGGCGGTCGCAACTCGCAGAGCGCGGATGCCGCATCACGGAGGGGCGCGTACAAAAGCGACTTGAGTGGGAGTCCGAAGGGGTCCCATGTTGCGGGAAGCCCGACTCCGTGCTCGTCGACGGCCGGTCGGCCATCATCTACGACCTGAAGTCAGTCGAGGACGCGTCCGATGACGCCGTCGTGCGCGCCGTCGTCAACTACGGCTGGGACATCCAGGCCGCGGCGTACGTCGAGGGTGTCGAGGCGACGTGGCCCGATCTCGCCGGGCGCGTGACGTACGAGATCGTCCCCTGCGAGTCGACCCGAGAGAACGCGTTTTCGGTGAACGTCAAGCCCATGGGACACACCATGCTCGAACTTGGGGCACGGAAGTGGGCGCGCGCGAAAAGGCTGTGGGGGGAGTGCCTGCGCTCCGGGAAGTGGCGCGGGTACAGCGGAACGCCCATTGAGGCCACCGCCTGGCAACTCTCCGACGAGATGGAGCGCGAGATGGGCGCGAACGACAACGCAACTGCACCGTTCTGAGGAGAGACCATGACACGTGCGTTCGAAGACAAGCCCGCGACCCGCGAACAGGTTCCGCTGCTGATCGGGCTCGTCGGGGCAAGCGGTAGCGGCAAGACCATGAGTGCCTTGCGGCTGGCGACGGGAATCCAACGCGTGAGCGGCGGTGACGTGTTCTTCATCGACACCGAAGCCCGCCGGGCGCTGTACTACGCGGACACGTTCAAGTTCAGGCACTTGGAGTTCCAGGCGCCATTCGGCCCCCTCGACTACCTCGCGGCGATCCGCCACTGCGTAGACAAGGGCGCGAAGACGATCATCATCGACAGCATGAGCCACGAGCACGAGGGACCCGGTGGCGTGCTGGAGATGCACGAGACGGAGGCGCAGCGGCTGTCTGCTGCGTGGAGGACGTCGCTCGACAAGGTGAAGATGTCGGCGTGGCAGAAGCCAAAGTCCGAACGACGGCAGCTGCTCAACTCGATCTTGCAGATGAGCTGCAACTTCATTCTGAACTTCCGCGCGAAGGAGAAGATGGATCTGTCCGGCGACAAGCCGAGGCCCATGGGGTGGATGCCGATCGCGGGCGAGGAATTCGTCTACGAGATGAGCCTCAACGTGATGCTGTACCCGGGTGGCGCTGGCGTCCCGATTTGGAAAACCGACGAGAAGGGCGAGAAGTCGATCATCAAGCTTCCGGGGCAGTTCTCTAGCATCTTCGCGAAGTCACAGCCGCTATCTGAGGACATCGGAGAGCAGCTCGCGAGGTGGGCATCTGGGGGCGTGTCTACGGCTGCACAGAAGCGCGAGGCGCCGCCAGTGCCGACACCGGCACCTGTCCCGGTGGCCGACGATGACGCCATCACGGAGGACGAGTGGGAGGACGTCGAAGGGCGCATGGCGACGGCGCCAGACCTTGAGACGGCCCGCTCGATCGCGAACACCTACCGCCCGCGCATGAACGACTCCCAGAAGAAGCGGGCGCGCGTGCTCATCGAGAACCGCGCATGATCGACGCCGCCCATCACCTGCCGCTGGTCTACAAGCTGGCACGCGACACCCATCGCCGGTGCCCGTCGTTCGACTTCGACGATCTCGTGTCGGCCGGTGCGATCGGGCTGTGCGAGGCGGCCAAGAGATACCGCAGTCGCGACGGATCCACGTTCGCGACGTTCGCATGGTGGCGCATCAATGGCGCGATGGTCGACTGGATGCGAAAGACAGGCCCGTATCGCAGGGCTGACGTCGAAGCGGTCCGACAAGGTGAGCAGTTCACGGGGGAGTTCGTGAGCGGCGATCTCGATGACTTCGCTTCCAAGACCATCCCGCCAGAGGAGACGATCGGCCTCGCACGGGATGTCGCCTCTGTGCAGGCTCGCGTAGCCGCCCTGCCAGAGAAGGAGCGTCGGCTACTCTGTCTGATGTACGGCCCGGAGGAGATGAACCTCGAAGAGGCCGGCCGCGTTCTCGGGATGAACAAGTCATGGGCCTGTCGTCTGCGCGCGCGGGCGTTCGCCGAGATTCGCGCCGCCAGCTGACCAGGCTAGGTGACTCGATGCCAAGGCGACCCAAATTGCCAGCCGTGTCGCCATCGGGGAACCCCATCCTCGGCCGAATTAAACGCCTTGAGGGCCGAGTCGACGACCATGACCGGCGCTTTTCGGACGTCGAACGCGAGCTACACGACATCAGCCGCGACCAGGCGCTCCTCGGCAACATGGTGATCCGCTGCCTCGAGCGCGCACGCCGCTGGGCGCCGCCTCGCCGCCGCCGATGACCGGCTGCCGGTCGGCATCGTCCAGGCCGGCCGCGGGCCGGACGCGATAGTCGGTGTTTCGGATTTTGAAACCGATGCGTGCCGGAAATCGGCCGGCTGCGCCGCGAAATCAAGGAAACCTGTAGGCACGCTCTGTGCTGACGCGGGGCGATTCCGCTTGTCTTAATGATAACGCGGTTTTCCAAACACTTGGCACCACAACGCACCACGTGCACTGACACGAGATCGTGACGCCAGACGCCCGCCGCCAGATCGTGCAGACGATCGCGACCCTACGTGCCCTCCTGGACACGGACGAAGAGGGCGCGGCGCTCGAGCGCGTGACCGTCGGCGAGCTCTGGACGAGGTACCTGGCGACGCTGCCCGCGAAGGAAGCTGAGCACTGGGTGCGGTCGATGATTTCGATGACGAAGCCGATCCTGGCGCGCATCGGTGAGCTCGCAGCGTCGTCCATAACGGTCCAGCACTGGGAGGACTACAGGGATGACCCGGCCATCCGCGCGCGGTTCTGCTCGACGAGCCGGAACCTGCACCTGAAGCGCATGAGCACGTTCTTCGGCTGGGCGGTCCGCACGGGGCGGATGGCTTCGAATCCGTGGAAGGACGTCAAGCGCGAGCGAGGCGCGCCGAAGCGTGAGACCGAGGTCAGCGCCGACGGTGAGGCAGCCGTGCTCGAGCGGTTCGATCCGACCATGCAGGCGTTCATCATCGTGGCGGTCGACACGGCCATGCGGCGCGACGAGATCCGCCTGCTCGAATGGACGGACCTGGACATGGCTTCGGGGACCGTGACCATCCCGGCGACTAGGACGAAGACCAAGCGAGCTCGCGCCGGCCGGCTCACGTCCAGGGCCATTGAGGCGCTCCAGGCCGTGCCGAGGGTGCCCGGCTCGCCGTGGGTCTTCTGCAACCCGGAGACGAAGCGCCCGTGGCACCAGGCGACGATCACGTCACGCTGGCGGCGGGCGGCCGACGAGGCGAAGCTTCAGCCAGCGGCCGGGGACAAGTCGGTCCGCCTGCATGATTTGCGCGGGACGGCCATCAGCCGCCTGCACCGGCTCGGGGCTCCAATTGGCGCCATCCAGAAGATCGCCGGCCATGCGTCGCTCACGACGACCGCCGGGTACATCCGCGTCAACTCGAAGGACATCGAGGCCGCGCACGAGCTCCTCGAGCAGGCGACGCGCAAGGGGCCGCACCGCTCGTTCGTTACCGTCGCGAACCCTGTCGTAGCCGAAGCAATCCAACGAGGCTGACCGCGTCAGACGGCCGATCTTCGCGACTTTCCTGTCGTGTAGGTAACCGTGAGGGATCGTGTGCTTCGATTTCGTGACGATTCTACTTGCTAGTGTCTGGATTTTGTGGCCTAGATGGAGAGTCGGATCGCCATGAACCACCCTCGTAGTCAACCCGTTCCGCGCATCAACACCGGCGGTCCGACAATCTCCGGCGCGTCGAAGCGGGTTGTCTAGGGGGGTGGTCTTTTTGTTGGGGGCTGGGATGAATACTTCCACCAGGTCTATCGCGCGTGATCGATTCCGAACGGTGCGCCTATGAGCGCGCCCAACTTCGACAGGGCCACTTACGACAGGCTCCTGTCCCGCGGCCTGCCGTCGGGGCTCGGAGACACGGAGCACGCCTGCATCATGGCGTGCCTGAACCTGGCATGCGGCGGAACGCTTACCGACGCTGCTGAGTCGCCGTGCGTGCTACCTGCTGCTGCGCGATTCGCGATCCGCCTGAATGACGCCGCTTGGTCGAGCGAGATGGCCAGGGCGGATGGCCTGAAAGACCTGGGGCTGGCATTGCTCGGGACGAACGATCTGGACCGCAAGGTGTTCCTGTTGCGACTTGCCGAGGCGACGATCCGCGAGGTCGTACCGGTGTTCCTGCGGCGCGCGGGCCTGGAAGAGCCCGCGAAGAAGTGCGAGACCGAGGGGACGGTAGAAGCAGCCAGATGGGCGCGTGACGCCGCCTACGCCGCCGCCTACGCCGCCGCCTACGCCGACGACGACGACGCCTACGCCGCCGCCTACGCCGCCGCCTACGCCGACGACGACGACGACGACGCCGCCGCCTACGCCGCCGCCGCCTACGCCGCCGACGCCGCCGCCGCCGCCGCCGCCGCCTACCGGAAGAAGTACGGCGACGAGACGCTGATCCTGTCGGCCAAGATCGCGACGCGAATCCTGACCGAGATGACGGCGGCGACGCCATGACCCGCCGCCAGGCCTCGCTGTGCGCGGCCGCGGAGCTCTACGAGCGCCTAGTCGCATCCGGCGAGCCCCGCCATGCTGCCTTCCGCCTCGCGCTGGCCAGCATCGGCCGCGACGCCACGGCACGCCCCGTCGTAGCCGTCCCGGTCGAGCTACCGCTGATGGTCGAGACCATCGTGCGCTCCCAGGTGGCCGGCGACTGGCGCGGTGTGCTGCGCGAGGTGACGACCGGCCGCAGCAGGCACCGTGTCCACACCGGCCTGCGCGACCTGGTGGCGTACGTTCTCACCCAGCGCGGCTATCGGCCGCGCGACATCGCGGCGGTGCTTCGGCGCGACAGGTCGACAATCTCCGTCCAGGTCGCGGCGTTCGAGCGGCGGCTTGCGACCGATGATCTGCTGTCGGCGCGGGTCGGGAAGCTGCTGTCGGCGGGGAAGGCGAGGGCGGCGTGAAGGTTGTCTACATCGCCGGGAAGTTCACGGCGCCGAATGCTTGGGAATGCGAGAAGAACGTCAGGCGCGCCGAGGACGTCGGTATCGAGGTTGCGAACCTTGGCGCGGCGCCGCTGATTCCGCACGCAAATACGCGCTTCTTCGTCGGAACCTGCACGCCGGAGTTTTGGTACGAGGCAACCGCTGCGTTGCTGCTCAGGTGCGATGCGCTGATGACGGTACCCGGGTGGCCTGATTCGAAGGGAGCGCTTGCAGAAATCGAGACCGCCAGGGACCACCTGATCCCGGTCTTTCACGACCTGGAAGACCTTCGCGGCTGGCTCAGGAGCAACCCATGAACCGCCCGCCACTCCCGCCCGTCCGCTGGCTGAATCTACTGGACGTGATGCTCGGCATGCTGGCCGTGCTGGTCGCGAAGGGTTGGCCATGAAGTGGGAGGACACGCCTGGCCGCCTGCGAGAGCTGGTCCTCGACATGATGCACGTGACGAGGCGAGACATCGCAAAGCGCGTCGGGTTCGAGTGGTCAGAGGAGTTTCTGGTCGCGTTCGAAGCGGCAATTTCGAGATTGGAGGAAGTGTCATGACGACCCTCCGTTACAAGCTGCTCGCCGACGTTCCGCCACCCGAGTACAAGACGGCCGGCGCGTCCGGAATCGACCTGTGCGCGGCTGAGGACTTCGAGATCGGGCCAGGAGAAACTATGCGCATCAGGACCGGGCTGGCAATTGAGATACCAGCCGGTTTCGAGGCACAGATACGGCCACGCTCGTCCTTGTCTGTGATGGGACTGATGTGCCACCTGGGAACCATCGACGCCGACTATCGCGGCGAACTCAAGGTGGTGCTGACGAACCTGCCGGAAGGAAAAGACGACTCGTTGTCCGTTGGTCGAGGCGAGCGCATCGCCCAGCTCGTAATCGCGTCGGTCGAGCGCGTCGAACTGGTACGCGTCGAGCAGCTTAGCGAGACGGCGCGGGGCGAGCGAGGTTTCGGCCACACGGGGAAGCGATGAGCGCGTTCGATCTGCGGCTCGGCGACTGCCTCGATCCGCTCACGGGACTCGCTTCGCTCGCTGACAAGAGCGTCGACGTTACGATCACGGATCCGCCGTACTCTGAGCACGTTCACTCGAAGTCACGCCGTGGCCTAGCCGGTACTCACGTAGCCGGCGCCAGGGACGAGATCAGCGAGCGCCGAGAACTCGGGTTCGAGCACCTAACGACCGACGTTATGGAAGCCGTCGCCGACCACCTGGCGCGGGTAACCAGACGGTGGGTTCTCGTCTTCTGCGACATCGAGTCGTCACACCTGTGGCGCGGCGCTCTGACCTCCACCGGAGGCCTCGAGTACCTCCGTACCTGCGCCTGGGAGAAGATCGGTGGCGCCCCGCAGTTCACGGGCGACAGGCCGGCGGTCTGGGGGGAGGCGATCGTCTGCTGCCACCCGAAGGGCCGCAAGCGGTGGAGCGGAGGCGGCAAGGCCGGCCTCTATTCGGTGCCTACCGCAATCGACCGAGACCGCTCTGGGCTCGACGCCAGGGTCCACACGACACAGAAGCCTGTGCGGCTAATGGAGGCCCTGGTCGCCGACTTCAGCGACGAGGGGGAAACGATCCTCGACCCATTCGCAGGAAGCGGGACAACGCTGCTTGCAGCTCGCAGGCTCGGGCGCAGCGCAATCGGGTGGGAGCGCGATGCGGAGATTTACGAGCACGCGCGACGGTGCCTCGCGGGCGAGGGGCGCGCCGAGTCTGACCCGCGCCAGGTGTCGATGTTCGATGCAAAGGAGGGCGCGTGATCGTGATCTGCCCCCACTGCCACAACGACGTCGTGATCGTCATGACGACCAAGGAATGCGTCAGCGTTGAAACTGCGCCTGACAGCGTTCAAATCAACGTTCAAAACAGCACTAACGGTGAGAAAAACGCACGTTCAAATGCCGATAACGCACGTTTTATTATCTCCGAGGGGGGAAAGGGGGGTGTTCCGGATCTGGCTCTTTCTCCCTCCGATCCCTATCAGCAACCCGGATCCGGAGCGCGCGCGATCCGGAGGGGACGCAGGGACGCCACCGACTATCCCCTGGGCTTCCTGGCGCTCTGGGCTCTGGCGAAGGCGCAGGGCAAGGCGGGAAACAAGTACCCTGCGTTTAAAGCGTATTTGAAATTAAACGCTGACGCTGAATTAAACGCACTGATTTTAACGCGGTTCGAAGAGTGGACGCACGCCGACGCCTGGAAACGCGGCTTCAATCAGCACCTGTCGACCTGGCTCAACCAGCGCGGCTGGGAGGAGCCTCCGACGCCGGCTGACCTGAGGGGCGCGGAATCTAGAAACGTCGCTTCTGGCGCAAACGGGAGCGCCACGCGCATGCATCAGTACAAGATTCTCAACCCGAAGCCGAAGGCGTCATGACCAACGCACCCAACCCGCCGCACAGCATCGACGCCGAGAAGGCCGTCCTCGGCTCGGTGCTGATCAAGCCGACCGTCTTCGCCGAGCTCGCCGGCATGCTGGCCACCGACGACTTTTTCATCCCGGCTCACCGCGAAATTTGGGACGCGATGCGCGAGTGCGACCGGCGCGGGACGCTCGACGTGCTGACGGTGATGGACGAGCTCAGGGTGCGCGGGATGATCCAGCGGCTCGAAGGCGGCGAGGGGTACATGCTCGAGCTGTCCGGGGCGGTCCCGACGGCCGAGAGCGCGCGGCACTACACCGAGCTGGTCCGCGAACGGGCGGTCCGTCGAAGGCTGATCGCGCTGGCGACCGAGACGGCGATGCGGGCGGCTGGTTCGGCCGAGTTGGGCGAGCTGCTGGCCGAGACGCGGGCGAGCATCGACGCGCTGGAGGTGCCTGCAGACGACGGTCCGGTGCGAGTAGGGGACGCGCTTGACGAGGCGAAGGATGCCATCGAGGCGCGGGCCAAGAACACGCGCGCAGGCTCGGTGCCGACTGGCCTGATGTCGCTCGATGGGATGCTCGGCGGGCTCCGACCTGGCCAGCAAATCGTCGTGGCGGCGAACCCGGGTGGCGGGAAGTGTCTGAGTCCCGGAACCCTCGTCATGCGCGCGGATGGTTCTGTCGTTCCGGTTGAGCACGTTGCCGTTGGAGACCTTCTCATGGGTGCAGACTCCAAGCCGAGGAAGGTGCTTGGAACCACCAGAGGCATCGGTCCGATGTTTCGGATTACGCCAATCAAGGGAGCGCCGTGGGTGTGCAACTCTGAACATGTCCTGACGACTGTCCACTCCAAGACCGGTAAGGTGACAGACATTCCGCTCACCGAGTTCATCGCCACTGACAAGACCTTCCAGGGCGACAGCAAGCTATTCCGGGTAGCGGTTGAGTTTCCACAGAGAGAACTTCCTGTCGATCCGTACTTTCTCGGAGTCGTTCTAGGCGACGGCTGCATGGTGGACGGGTCGCTCAGTGTGTGCAAACCAGAGAAGGCCATCGCCGACGAGTGTTCATCGCAGGCCAAAAAATGGGGGCTGATCTATTGGGCTTCGCGCTCAGGAACAACAACAGAGACCCATCACATCGTGTCCAAGCGCGGATCTGGAGGGAAACATGGACGCAGTCGGCTCTACCTTACGCTCGCCGAGTTGGGTGCGGCCTCCCCGGCAGCAGCCAAGAGGATCCACGAGTCGTATCTGACGGCAGCCAAGTGGCAACGCCTGGAACTGTTAGCCGGGCTCATGGACACCGATGGTCACATGACACACTCGTCGTTCGATTGGATCTCGGCTTCTCCGCATCTTGCAGATGACGTAACCAGGCTTGCTCGTTCGGTTGGTTTGTCTGCTCACGTAAGTCCATGTCGCAAGGGATGCCAGACCGGCGCCGTCGGAGACTACTACCGCGTCTGCATTTCCGGGCATGCCGACATGATCCCGACGAGAATTCCTCGCAAGAAGGCTCCGCCGCGGAAACAGATCAAGGACGCGCTTAGGACCGGGTTCACCGTCGAGCCAATCGGCGATGGAAATTATGCCGGGTTCGAGCTCGACGGAGATGGTCGATTCTTGCTCGCCGACTTCACGGTTGCGCACAATTCCTCGCTGGCATGGGTCACTGCCATCCGCGCAGCGATGTCGGGTGTCCCGGCGCTGTGCTTCTCGCTCGAGATGTCGCGCCAGGAGCTGATCGAGCGTGCGCTGACCTTCGTCGGTGAGGTGCCAGGCATCACGAACGGCGACGTGGACCTGGCGAAATGGGACAAGATCCACAAGGCCGACCGACAGATTCGCGGCATCCCGCTGTGGGTCGACGACCGTAAGCTGTCCGTCGGCCGCATCGCCGCCGAGGCTCGCCGGTGGCGGTCACGGTACGCACGTGGCGGTCTCGCGCTGCTGGTGGTCGACTATCTCGGGCTCGTGCGGTCAGACGGCCGCGCCGAGAACCGACAGCTTGAGGTGGCCGCGATGTCCCGCGCCTTCAAGGTGCTGGCCGGTGACTTGAAGTGCCCGTTGATTCTGGTGGCGCAGCTCAACCGCCAGAACGTCACGGGCGGCGTGCCGCGGATGCCGGTGCTATCTGACCTTCGTGACTCGGGGGCTATCGAGCAGGACGCCGACATAGTGCTGTTCCCGTGGATTCAGGACAGCGACACGCAAATCATCATCGCCAAGCACCGCAACGGTGAGACCGGAATCGTCAAGCAAGTCAGGTGGCGCGGCGACTTGATGGCCTTCTACGACGACACGGGACCGGACTTCAGTGTCGCAGAGAACGAGAGGTACCCGTGAACCAACGCGCGATTTGGGCAGATCCGAACGTGAGGCGAGAACGCCAGGCACGTGCCGAGGCGTTCATGGGCAGGCCAATGGAATTCGACGATGAGTGTGCGGAAATGAAATCGAGCAAGGACATCCCGCCGCGCGTCGGCATGCAGGTTCGGTTGGTGTACGCACCTTATCCAAATGGTCGATTCAAGATAAGCGCCGTCGGGAAAGGCGTCAGGTGCATCTTCGGGGAACTTGGAATTCATGTGATGTGCGGCAACCAATGGAGCGAGGCGTTTGTGGAGTGGATTCCACCGACCGACGACGAGCGGCGGCTGTTCATGGAACGCCGCACGCACCCAGACGGCTTCGGACACATCGGTCGCTTCGACTCAATGAAATGGGTGTTCGATGGCCATCCGGCCGACTGCCCATACTGCAATCGCAACTGGCGTGAAATCGCCGAAAGCCTCGCGCTCGACGGTGCCGACTACGACAACATGCCCGACTTCGAGGAGCTGAAGCGATGAAGGAAGGCGATAAGGTGTTCGTTCCTCCGGAGCATATCGGCGCCACGGGCCGCACGTACGAGGTAGCCAGGGTAGGTCGCATCTGGGCAACAATGAAAGAGAGCTGGGCTCCGCGCGTGGACATTTCGACCATGCGCACGGATGGCAATCGGTCTTTGCGGGTATACCGGTCAGAAGAGGAATGGGTCGCAGAGAGAGAACTATCGAAGTCATGGGGAGAACTCGCGTCTGATCTTCGCTGCCTGCTGTACTCAAGGCCGAAGCATATCGGACACGAACAGATCGCTGAGATACGAAAGTTAATTTGGCCTGGAGATGAGCGATGACGCGCGTGACGGATGGCGAGCTTGAGCGAATGGTCATGATGTGCGCCAGTGACGTGACTGACGACAGACGAGCGCTGCTTGGCCATGCGGTGCGCGCCGAGCTGCTGGCGTTGCGCAAAGTGGCGGACGCGGCGGTGAAGCTGGAGGACGCGATGGTCGGTATCCCGTGTGAGTGCAGCGACAAGTCTTGCGAGCTGCTGTGCAAGGCGCTGCGTGAGGCCGGGAGATGAGCGACGAAGCGAAGCGGTACTGCGCCAAGGACCTGGACAAGATGGCCGAGCTTGCGTACGCGGCCGGCGCAGCACGCGAGCGGCGGCGGATTCGCCGGCTGATCGCGCCGCACCTTATCGACATCTATCACCAGCTCGGAATGATCGAGACAAACGCCCTGCGAGCCATCGACGCCGCAACTCGCGCGCCGAAGAAAGCGAGGACGAAGTGAAGCTCAAGACTGCGCTGGAGTTGCTGGGGCACGTCGGCGATGACGACGTCGACTGCGACGACCCGGGGTGCAAGATGTGCCGCGAGTGCGAGCACCACGAGCCGTGTAATTGCATGATCGACGAGCTTGTCCGTCGCGCGCGGGAAGAGGCGTACGAGATGGCGGCGAAGGTGGCAGAGCATATCGCCGTGAATGGAGCTCCCGCCGCAATCCGCGCGCTGTCGACGGAGCCCAAATGACCGCCGCGGACGCACTTCGCCGGTTGCTCGCGGACGTCGAACACTACGAGTCGTGCGATGACATTGATTGCCCGCGCGACATTTGCGGCAGCTTTTCGCACTGCTGCGAGCACATACGGCGCCTGGCGCTCGACGGGCTGGCGGGGGAGGAGGAGCCGGCGAGCACCGGATGGACCAGCAAGCTATGGCACAAGTCGGCCGGTTGGTGGACGTGCGCAGCCTGCAAATATGGCAACGTCGACGAGGCACACGAATGCTGGAACTGTCGTCGTCCGCTGCGTGTACTGAGCTTCGAACCGAAGCCCGCGAATGGCGACGATGGTTGCTTCTTCTGTCCGAAGTGCGACGCGTTCACGGAGTGGGGAACGTCAGGTTGCACCGGCCCGAAGGAGACGTGGGTCGGTCACTGCTACGGGTCGCATGGATCCGGCTGCGGGTTTTCGTGGCCGCGCACGGATGACTCAAAGTATTTCAAAGCGAAGCCGACCGAGGAGGGCCAGCCATGACGCGCGACCCGTGGAAGCTGGTGACTGACCCTGGCCAGCTCAGGCCGGGGATGTGCGTCGAACTGCGGCCGTGCATCTCGTCGGGGAAATGCGAGCGCCTGGTCTTGCTCAAGAAGTACGACGAGCCAGGCATGTGCATCGCCTGCCTGCTGCCGACTGGCAATCAATTCGACTGGCACGCTGCCGGCTGGAGCAACGGCGAGCTTCACCCGGTCTTGTGCGCCGAGTCGTCAATCCGCGAGCGCCGCCTCTACGCGCTGATCGACGACGACACCGCGGCCGACGAGACGACGGTGACGCGGAGACGGGAGATGGCGAAGTAATGGGCTATCGGGTCGGGATCGGTGAAGGCATGCGCAGCATTGGATTAGCTCCCCGCGACCCGGAGTTCTTCTGCGCCGGCTGCGGCTTGGTCGGCAACTTCCAGCACCGCAACGGCCTGCCGTACACCTGGTTCCTCGACAAGAAGCCGAAGCCTGGATGGGCGAAGGTCGACGGCAAGGACTACTGCCCGACGTGCAGAACGAGCAAGGCCAAGCCGTGAAGGCCAGGCGCGCGAATCCGGCGCGGGTCTACCCGGCTGAGTCGGACCCGCGACAGGCGGTGGATCCGCTGCTCGTCCACCCGAGCGTCATTCTCGGGCCGGCGCGCACCGGGACGACAGAAGAGTTGGCCCGCGAGTTCGGCCCGTGGGTTCGCGGCGCCGACGGCAGATGGCAACGCGACAGGAGGAAACGATGAGCAAGGTGCCGGGGCCAATCAAAGAACTCGCCGAAGAACTGGGCGCAACCATCAACGAATGCGAGAAGCTGCCAGACGGGTCGGGCTTTGCAACGATGTCCATGCCGCTTCCGGCTGGGCACTGGCTGACCGCTGATGGATATAACGAGCCGCCTATGCCGTTCCGCATCGGGACCGATCAGCCGCAGCGGAAGACCTGGGAGGCTGGTATCCGGGCAGCGGCTCGCTACGCCATCCGAGCGTCAACGATGAACGGCAAGGAGGGCGACTTTGACCCAGACGCGATGGTCCAGAACATGGTCGTAGGGATGATCGGCTACTTCACGACCGACGGGACATCGAAGCTGTGACCGCCCCACTTCCCGGCCCGCGCCACTACCGCAACGGCCCGGACATCGACGTCGCCATGTGCGGAGCTCGCGGCGCACTGCTGCCGTACGTGCGGGCCATCGGTAACGTGACGTGCCAGGACTGCAAGGACCGGCTCGAGCGGGTCATCGGTAGGCGGCGCAACAGGCGCGCGTTCCTGGCGATGGTACAGGCAACAAAGGAGCGGGTATGACGACAGGAGACGAGGAAGACGGCGGCATTGAGGTTACGCTCGTGCCTGAGCCGGGGAAGCAGCTGACCGTCACGGACAAGTCCAGGATGGACCTGCTCACGGCGATGCTTCGGACGGCCGGCATGGACGTCGTCGAGACGCGCCACAAGGACGGTCGCTACACCATGCGGCTGGAGTACGAGGCCGGCGAGGTAGATCCATGACACCTGAACCAACGTGCGGCGCGCCCATCAAGCTGCCTGACGGCACGGTCGTCGCCACCTGCAACCTGCGCCAAGGCCATCTCGGGAAGTGCCGCGAGGTGTGTTGGGAGATTGCGGGGCGGCCGTGAGCTGGGACTTTTCGATGAAGGCGCCCCCGTGCCCAACGTGCGGCCACCGCGAGAGCGATGACCACGGCATTCTCGATCGCCTCGAAGCGAACTACACGTACAATGTGGCGCCGATGTTCCGCGAGGCATTCGGCCTATCGGTCGACATGGGTATCCGCGGCCTCAACGGAATGACCGGTGTGAAGGCAGGGCCGCTTCTCGACGCTGCACTAGGGGCGATGCGCGCCGACCCCGAGAAGTACGAGGCGATGAATCCGGAGAACGGTTGGGGCGACTATCACGGCGCGATGGAGCTCCTGGGGAAGCTCGCCTACTGGTGTCGGCAGCATCCGGATTGGACGCTGCGGGTCTCGTGATGACGCCTGTCAATTTGACACGCGACCTGCCGTCGCCCCACGCTGGTGGTGACCGATGACCTCGGACGGCACCGCTGACTCTACCGACGGCGCCGCCGAAACGCGTACGACGACGAGCGGCGCCGACATCTCGGAACTATCGAAACGATGCACCGAGCGGATGCTCAAAATCATCGACGTCGACACGGGTCGGACGCTCGAAAAGCTCAACAAGACCACGAGCCTCGGTGACGGGAAGGCCCGGGCGATGGGGGTGGACATCGGCTTCAAGCTCGACACCGAGGCAGTAGAGAAGCTGGACCGGATGGCCGACGTGGTGCTGAAGCTCGAGCAGGCCAGGGCCGCGGCGAGGAAGAGCGACGACGAGATCGAGCGACTGGTGGTGGAGCGGATGCGGAAGGCGATTGCGGAGGCGGGGGGTGGCTCGGAATGACTCATTGTCTCTAGGCCACCGGATCCCCCGTCTTCAACGCTGCTGCTCTCTTGGAACCGGTTACACCCGGGCATAGCGTCAAATCAATAGCCGGACGCTGAAATCGTCGCCAATCTGTCATTTTGGGTCACAGCGACCCACGTATAGCGCCAGAAAGTCAATCGAGTCACCTTGACATGTGCCAAATCTGCGCGTAGCGTGACTGAATGGCAGACGACGACGGGTTCGTGACCGCCTACGCCACGCCGAGTGTCACGACCGCGGTTGGGGTCGAACTGACCCAGCAAGAGCAGGCCATTTGGAACGCGGCGTTTGGGGCGTGCTGGGCGCTCACCCTTCGGGCCGAGCGAGCCTTGCACGCCGCTGACACGGCGGTCCGCGCGTTCCGTGAGTTACAGGCCGGCCCGCGGGCGAACCTTGGGAAGGTGGTCTAGGTGCCGCTCAAGCCCGGCAAGTCGCGCGGCGCCTTCGAAGCCAACGTCCGCGAGCTCACCGCCGCGAACAAGGGCAAGGCCAAGCCGCGGTCGCGGGCTCAAATACTTGCCATCGCACTCAGGGAAAGACACGAAGGACGCGGACGGAACGGTAGCGGAGGTGGCCGATGAAGAATTGGCCCGAGGGAGTCACAGAGAAGCCTTGCATCGACTGCGGCGAGGTCAAGGCGAGGTCAGAGTTTCACAAGGGCGCATCGAAGTGCAAACCGTGTGCGTGCCGCGACTCCAGGGAGTGGGCAAGAAATAACCGCGATCGGGCGAAGTCAAACCAACTGATGAAGAAGTTCGGAATCACGCTCGACGACTACACGGGGATACTGAAATTTCAGGGCGGCAGATGCGCGATTTGCCGGTCGACCAGATCTGGCGTCAGGAAGTTCCACGTCGATCATGACCATCAGACGGGGAAAATACGCGGGCTGCTTTGCCATCTGTGCAACGCCGGTCTCGGGTGCTTGAGGGACAGCCCAAAGATTCTGTCTGCGGCCATCGGTTACTTGCGGCAGCCGCAGTTGGCCATCGCGTACGCGGAGAAGCGGATGAAGCCGAAGCGGACCGTCTTCGGGGAGGACCGCTGATGGGCGGCAGAGGTGACTTCGGGCTCGTCGTTCGGTTCTGGTGTGGTCAGCTGCGCAGCCACTTCGACAAGCACGGGTGGCCGGGCGAGGAGAAGCCGAAGCATCGGCCCCGTGACGGCAAGCGCGGGCAGCGCAAGGGACGGCGCTGATGTCGCTGGCCGAGTACGCCTCGTTCCTGCGGTTCGTCTGGAGCCGCGATGAGGTGTTGTCGCCCGCGACACTCGCCGCTCTCGTCGACGCATGGAGGGCCACCCGTGGCCAACTGCGCTGACTGCGGCCAGAACCCGAAGCGCGGTTGCCTGCCGACGTGCCCGAGAGACAAGACGCGCAGCGTGTGGGCGCGGTACCGGGCGCGGAAGAAAGCGCGGGCCGCGCGCGAGGCGGCCGCTGGCGACAAGGAGGCGACGCCGTGAAGCCACGCATTGTCAAGCTGCGCTCCGGCTTCTTGGCGACGACGGTGCCGGGCTCGGCGTTGTTGGACCGCGACGGCGTGCCGCTTGGCGCGGACGACGAGTTCTCGCGCATCCCAAGCGCCGAGGAGGCCGAGAAGCCGCTGGCCGAGTTGTTCGCGCACGTGCCGCAAGATCCGTGGCCGGCTATGGCGGACGACCCGGTTGACTGGGAAGAGCGTCGCCGGTGGATGGACGCCGTCTACGCAAGCGAGGAAGCGTGATCCGCGCCATCAGCCGTGTCCTCGCTCACTGGCGCCATCACCGCGAGATTCGCGACGAGATTGCCGTGTTCGGCCCGGGCGTTGTCATCAAGTGCGGCTACTGCCGCCGAGAGTTTGGGAGCCCAGCATGACCGGCACCGGCGTGTGGGCGCTCGGGTTCTGCGCGAGCGTCGTTGCGCTGCTGCTCACCATCTTGAGGCCGAGGCGATGACGGATGTCATCCTGCACCCGTTCATGGTCATCTCCGGGTGCCTGTTTGTTGTCGCGCTGCTCGTCTACTTCGCCAACGCGAGGCCGCGTCGATGAGCGTGACCGGCCTCGTTCCAACGCTCGCCTCCTTCGCGAAGGTCCGCCGCCCCGGCGCCACCTCCGAGCGCGACGCCATCCTGGCCGGCCAGGTCGAGCACATGCGCACCGAGGGGGCACGGCGCCTGCTGGCCTCGGGGCTCACCGTCGACGTGCAGCCGCCCGAGCTACGCAGTGAGACGGCATTCGTATTTGAGGCCACCGCCAAGACCCGCTGGCCGCACCGCGACTACACGCGCCCCGTGCGCTGGACCGAGTGGGTCCACATCTTCGGCCCGCGCGTGGCCGAGATGATCAGCGACGGCCGCACGCTGCTGGCGACGGCCTCCCACGAGGGGACGCGCGTGATTCTCGGGTTCGCGCTGTGGGACCAGTTCGACGTACTGGGCATGCTGTACGTCAAGAAGCAGTTCCGCGGCGCCGGCATCGGCCTGCGGCTGCTCGAGGCGGCCGGCGTGGACCTGCCGCTCAAGGTGCTTGCCGAGACGGCTTGCTGGGGCCGCTGGGTGAAGTGCCACGGCATCCCGACGGTCCGCATCGAGGAGGCCGATCTGTCGAAGTGGAAGCGGGACCGGGCGCAGGTTGAGCGGTTGTCGCTCGGGCGGCCGGCCGTGGATGACGACTTGCTGTCGGGTGCCGGCAGCGTGGAGGTGGACGAGTGAGCAAGAAGGCTTCGATCGGTTCGCAAGAGATTGCCCGGCTGCTGATGGCCGCTTGGAAGCCGCACGGATTCGTTGTCCCGCGCGCATTCAACGGCGGCGGGCTGATCCTCCGCGGCTCCAACGTCCGCAACCGCGACGACCGCAAGAAGAACGGCGGTGTCATCGGCTGGCGATGGAACAACGCCACCCAGGAAGCCGACATCCCAGTGAGGCTCGAGCAATGAACGACGAAGAGCGAGCATTCCAGCCGCGCGTGACGGTCGGCAGCCGCGTGCCGTGCGTGCGGTGCCACGGAAGCGGCGTCGTCATGCGGATTGCGAAGGCCGAGGGGACAGAGTTCGGCGTCGAGGAGTTCCCGGTACTTTGCGGCGTCTGCAACGGCGAGCGTCGGCAGGAAGTACGTCCGACCCCGGAGGAGGCCGCCGGATAGTGTGCCGAGCGACGAATACAAGCGCCTCGCGTCCCAGCTCGCCGGCCTCCAGTCGCCGCGGAGCGCGTACGAGCGTTTCCGCCGCATCCTCGGCCACGAACAGCTGGCGCTGTGCGAGGACGACTCGCCGCAGATTGCCGCCCACCCTGGCAGGCGCGCCGGGAAGACGACGAGCATCCTGGGGAAATCGCTTCGAGCCTTCGCCAAGCGCCCGGGCGCGAATGTCTTCTACTTCGCTCCCACCGACGATCAGGGCGTCGGCATCGTGTGGGACGACCTGCTCAAGTACAACCACAAGTTCGGACTCGGCCTCGAAGCCCACAAGTCAGACGGTGCGTTCACGTGCGGCGCCTCACGCTTCGAGATCTTCGGCTTCTACCACCAGAAGGACGTGGAGCGCGCCCGAGGCCGCAAGTGCGATCTGGCCATTGTTGACGAGGCCCAGCTGGGGCCTGACTGGTTCGGGTACTTCCTCGAAGACGTGCTCGCGCCCGCCCTGCTCGACTACCTCGGGCAGATGGTTCTCATCGGGACGCCCGGGCCGGCGGCTGGCGGCATCTTCTTCGACAAATGCCACGCGCTCGAAGGCTGGTCGAACCGTCATCATTGGACCGCCGCCCAGAACCCGTTCTTCGTTGACCAAGGCCGCGACCCGCTCGCTGAGGCTCGCGCGCGTCACAACCTCACCGTTGACTCCATCACGTACAAGCGCGAATGGCTCGGCCAGTGGATCGTCGACCCCGACGCGCTCGTCTACTACATCCCGCCGCCTGCGCTGCGCCCGTGGGACGGCAAAGCGTTCTCCCACGTTTACGGCCTGGACCTCGGCTGGAAC